CACGCGGCCCTCCGAAGCGGCTTGCCGGCGGCGCGGATGGCGGCGGCCAGCTGGGGACCTTCGGCATGGGGCAGGACGACGGTGGCGATCCAGTCGGTCGGCCCGCCGGCCCGGTCGCCGACCTTGATGTTGAAGCCCTGGAAGGTCTCGGACGTGTCGTAGGCGCCGACGCACGGCGCGACGGACAGGGCCTGCTTGCCGCGCAGCGCCTGGATGCGAAGCGCGACGGCTTCCAGCGACGGATGTTCCTCGACGCCGACGCCCAGGCCTCGGATCAAGGTGAAGGGGGGGATAGCTTCGCGGGACATCAGGCGCGCCCCGCTTCCAGCTGGGCGGCCTGGGCGAACGCGGCGGTGGCGGCGCGCGCCATGCGCCGGGCCGGATCCCGCAGCGGCTTCTGGCGCAGCGCGGTGGCCGCGTCGTTCAGCTGGCGGGCGGCCGTCCCGGCGGTCGCGGGGGCCAGCGTCCAGTGGACGCCGCCGACGGCCACGTCGACGACAACCTGAGCCTTACGACCGGCTTTGACGTCAACGCGGTGTGTGATGGTCGCCGCCGCAGGGTGCGGCGACAACATGAGGCAGTCGACGAGCGTATCGACGACGGATTGGGAGGATCTGACCATGGACGCCCCGTGGTTCTTGTGACCAAGCGGCACGCGAACCCGGTTCGTCGGCCACTACCCGTCGTGGACGGGTATGGACGATATGGATGGAGATTTCTTCCACATGTCAAGCGCACGTCCATGTGGACGTAACGTCCACAATGGGCGCTTTGACGCTTGTGATTCTAGCGAAGCATCCGGAAGGGCAGATCAACGGCATGGATCGCGCGGACGCTCGAAGCGTCATAGCGAACCTCGTTCCCCTCGCCGCTCGGCGGGTTGTACTGCCATGCGAAGACCTGGCCGTCGCGCTGGCCGCGATAGCTCTTGATCAGCCCAGATCCGTCATTGAACTCGATCAGGCAGTCCTGGCCGCGCGCAGGCGGCAAGCCGAGGCGGACGGTAACAGCCTCGCCTGCGAAGTAGCGAGGCTCCATGCTGTCTCCGATGATCCGGACGACCGCTAGATCGCCCACGCCATTCCAGAGCGGCGGCGCATCTACCCAGTCGATTACCTGACCCGGATTGATGGCGATGCGCTCTGAGCCGCCCGCAGCCGCATAGCCATAGACAGGGATGCGCCTTGGCGCAGTGCGTCGGCGCTCCGACAGCTGTTCGACTGCCGCCTCGCGGTCGATCGGCTCGCCGAAGAACTGCTCGATCTTCAGCAGCTCGTCAGCGCGAAGCCGGCGCTCGCCCTTCAGCGTCTTAGTCAGGCTGGACGGATCCAGGTTCAGGTGACGCGCCAAGTCGGCCTGCGAGCGTTTGAGCTGGCGCAGGCGCGAGGGGATTTCGGAGATTTCCATAACCGCAAGCATGGAAAATATTTCCGTGGAACGTCTCTTGAGGTTTTTTCCAAATCGGTCCAGGCCTGGACGTGGAAATAATCTCTAGATGGATTTTCCATGATGTCCATGGGTGACGCTTCGGAAACGCCGGCCAATCGTGCCGTGCGCCTATTGGGCCTGATCGATCTGGCCCATGCATGCCGGCTGACGACCGACGCGGTTCGCAAGTGGCAGAAGAGCAAAGGCGGCCTGATCCCAGCCGCTCACCAAGCTGGGGTGCTTCGATTAGCGCGCGAAAAAGGTGTGTCGCTGACTGCCGCCGATATCATCGGCGGAGAGGCAGGGGGGGCAGATCAATGACCCGCACACCTCACGCCACCTCGGCCGATATCGCCAAGTGGAAGCGCCTGGCCAAGGAGGCGTCGCGCGCAAGCGGTGACGGCTCCGTCCCGCTCGGCGACCTGGAGAAGGCGACCGCCGCCGCGCGCCGCGCGATCGTTCCCGTCGGGGTCATCGACAAGAACAACCCGTTCGTTCGCCTGGTGCGGACCTCGCAGCGGTATCTCGCCAGCGACCGGGAACGCATCGAGCTGGCCTCCGACATGGCGATGCTGGCCCAGACCTGCGAGGCGCAACTTGCCCCGGCCCCTGACCCTCGGGCCTTGGCGCGCGAACCGCGTTCGCGCCTGCCCTACGCAGACGAGTAGGCGCCATGTCGGGGGGCGGTCACTTCAGCTGGACGGTCGGAGCGCTCGAAGATCTGCGCGCCTTCAACCGGATCGACGGCGACCTGAAGAAGCTCGCCCACATCATGGGCTGCACCTCGCAGGACGTGGACCAGGCGCTCTGGTTCCTCCTCGGTCGCAGCCCCGAACAGGCCCTTGAGGCCATGCACCAATATCGAATGGGGGCCTGCGCGTGAGCTGGGGCAACGATCAGAACCTGCGCATCGAAGATCTACCCGACTTCGCGACGCGGGCGCGTGGCGTCTTACGCCACTCGGGCGTGACCACTCTGGCCGACGCCGCCGCCAATCGCGGCGCCTGGCGAGACCATCCGCTGGCGACCAAGACCGTGATCGCCCATGTCGAGGACGTGCTCGCCGAGTACGGCGCGCCGGCATGACGGACGCGGGCCGTTTCTTGCGCGCGGCCATGGACTACGCCCGCCGTGGGATCGCGGTCTTTCCGCTCCAGCCGCGCGACAAAGCCCCATATGGTCGGACCATCGGCTTCAAGCAGGCCGCGCACATGCCGGGTCTGGTCGAGGACTGGTGGACCGGCCGGCGCCGTCTCGAGTTGAAGGCGGACGCCGACAACAAGTCGCCGGTGCGCGCACGGCTCAACAGCAACATCGGCATCGCGACGGGCGCGATCTCGGGCTTCTGGGTCCTGGATCTAGACGGCCCAGAGGCCGAGGCGGCTATCGCGCGGCTCGAAGCGCTGCATGGTCCGCTGCCGAAGACCGTCCAGCAGGCGACGGGGCGAGGTCGCCACCTATGCTTTGCGTGGAACCCGGCCCTCCCGGTGCGCAACATGAGCAAGCGCAGCCAAGAGCGGATCGGCGCCAAGATCGACGTGCGTGGCGACGGCGGCTACATCGTCGCGCCGCCGTCGGTTCACCCCGGCAAGCCCGAGGAAGGGATCCCGCCCGGCCGGATCTACGCTTGGGCGCCAGGCTGCTCGCCCCAGGATCTGCCGTTCGCGGACGCCCCGGCATGGCTGATGGAGCTGGTTTGCCCGCCGCCGGAACCAGAGCCTGTTCGCGCACCCATCAAAACTCGGGCGCCGGCGGCTGGTCGCGCGAGCGCCTATGGCGAGGCTGCGCTGGATGGCGCCGTCCGCACGATCCACGGCGCACGGGTCGGAAGCCGTGACACGACGCTCTATCGCGCCAGCTGCTCGATCGGCTGTCTGATCGCGGGCGGAGAGATCGACCACGACTATGGCCGGTCGGTACTGATCGAAGCGGGCCGGGTTCACGTGCCCGACGCCATGACGGTCGCCCAGCTGGAGCGCCAGGTGGATCGCGCGCTGGCCTGGGGCGAAAGCCGCCCGCGATCCGCGGGCGAGCGCCCGCGCCAGCGCAGTGTCCAAACCGAACGGCGGGCGTCGGCGACCAAAGGGGTAGAAGCCATCCCTGGGGATGAGGCGAACGCGGCGGCCCAGCTGTGGGACACGGCGCGGTCGGCCTGGTGCAAGGCGACAGTTCAGTGGTTCGAGGCCCGAGGCCTTGCCGGCACGCCGTGCGGCGTCACCGAGCTGCTCAATCGCTTCCGGGTCCACCCGAACGCCCCGATCGGCGGCGGCCGGACAGGTCCCGCCCTGATCGCGCCGCTGGTGCGCCTCGACGGCGATCCCATCGAGGCGCTGGCGGTGCTGCCGTTCGAAGCCGACCGCATCACGCACCTGGTCGGCGACAGCGACGGTCGCGTCGTCATGCTGACGCCGTTGCGCCCAGGGCATGAGCCGGAAAGCCTGATCGTCGCGCTCGACTTGCAGGACGCTTGGTACCTGCTGACCCAAGCCTGGCGCGAAGAGATATCGGCCGGCGCGGTGATCGCGCCTCGCCTTTCCACCTTTGCCGGCGGCGCGCTGGGCGACCGCTGGGGGCGCATTGATCCTGACGCCCCCGCGCACGATCCGACACGTCCGCCGTGGCGCGCCAGCGATCAGCGCAGCGTCTGGCTTGCTGTCCGGCGTGACATTCGTGGTCCCGAGATGCGGGCGCGGGCGTTCGGCGGCGGCTCGCGGCCGGTGCGCCTGGAAGGCGACGAGGCCAGCCGGTTCTACGGCGGGCTCGCGACCCAGGCCTGGCAACGGCCGGCCGAGAAATTCAATCCCGCGAACCGGGTTCGCGTGATCGGCCCGCTTGGGACGGGCGGCTTCAACGTGGGAGGACAAATCTAGTGGCCGACGGTGAGTTTCCGGGCGCGGCGCCGATGAGCGCAGGCCCCTCGGCAGCTGAATTGAGCGGGTATCCGCTGAACGACTTCGGCAACGCGATGCGCTTCATTCGGCTCGTCGGCGGTGAGGTCGACAAGGACGGCGACGTGCGCGAGCTGTCGGCGGCGACCGTGCTGTACGTGCGAAACCATGGCTGGGTCGGCTTCAACGGCCAGCACTGGGACCTGAAGGCTGGCGAGGGGTTGGCGCGCAAGTGGGCGGCCAAGGTCGCGCGCGGCATGCACGCCCAGGCCGAGATCCTGTCGCAGCAAATCTCGGCGACGGGCACCGCCTCCAAGAAGGACATCGAGGCCCCTTACGACTTCGCCGAAAGCTGCGGCAACAGCGGGCGTATGGACGCCATGTTGAAGGTGGCCAAGACGTACTTGGAGGTCGAGCTGGACGCGTTCGACCGCGATCCGCTGGCGCTGAACGTCCGCAACGGCACGCTGTTCTTCAAGCGCAAGAGGGACGCGAGGGACCGGGTTGTCGGCGCGGAGTTCGAGTTCCGGGCGCGGCACGACCCGTCCGACCGCATCACCCGCATGGCCGAGGTCAGTTACGACCCGAAAGCCGAAGCCCCAACCTTCCAGGCCGTGCTGTCGACTTGGCAGCCGCAAGAGGCGCTGCGCCGCTATCTCCAGGTGCTGACCGGGTACGGCTTCACCGGCGACACGTCCGAGCAGATCTTCATCATCTTCCAGGGCCTGGGCCGAGACGGCAAATCCACCTTCATGAACATGCTGCGGAAGCTGGCGGGCAGCTATGCCGCGACGGCCGACGTGAAGACGTTCCTGGAGCAGTCAGCCAAGGGCGGCGGGGACGCCAGTCCCGACCTGGCGCGCTTGGCCGGGGACACCCGCATGATCTCGACGGCGGAGCCGCCCAAGAACGCCAAGCTCTCGGACGATCGGATCAAGAGCTTCACCGGCGGCGGCAACATCACGGCCCGCCATCTGCGCGAGGGCATCTTCGAGTTCGAGCCGGTGGGCAAGGTCTTCATGGAGTGTAACGGCAGGCCTCAGCCACAGGGCTCCGATGAGGGGATCTGGCGACGGCTGAAGCTGCTGCTCTGGGAAAATCAGATCCCCAAGGGGACCGAGGACAAGGAGCTGCCGGGCAAGCTGGCCAAGGAGTGGCCCGGCATCCTGAACTGGATCATCGAGGGCATCGTCCGGTGGCTGACCGAAGGGGTCAAGGATCCGCCGCGCGTGCTGGAAGCGATCGAGGACTATCGCAAGGGCTCGTCCAGCTTCGCCGAGTGGGTCAGCGACAGCCTGGTTCTGGACAAGCAGGCGATCACGCCCGCCAAGGAGCTGTACGACAGCTACAAGACCTTCATCACCGATCGCGACGAGAAGCCGATGAGCCAGACGGCCTTCGGACGCGCGCTCGCCGATCTCCAGGTCATCCGAGGCAAGCGCGACAGCGTGGGCCGCGTCATGCGCACCGGCGGTCGCCTGAAGACTGATGCCGAGCGCGCGGAAGAGACGGCGGCATCGTCAGAGGATGGCGCCGGCGGCTCGTCGTTTGGCGACCTCGGCGGCGCATCCGGCTTCGACATCCCGCCAGACGAGGAGGAGGACTGAGGGCGCGCTCGCCCATGGCTGAGCGGCGCGGAGCCGAACAGTCCTGAACAGTTTGAACAGTTGAGCGCTGGGGCAAGGGCCTCGCCGAACAGTTCGAACCCTTCGGCGAGGCGGGACTATTCGGGGACTAAGTGACTGAACATGCTGGGGTTCTGAACAGTCCGAACAGTCCGAGGAGTTTTTAGGCGACGGGCGTTCGTGAGGCGAGTGCGGGCAGGCGTGGCGTTTGTGGGTGTGTGAGGCGGGTATCTGTTCGGCGTGTTCGGTGGGTGTCGAGGCGTCGTTTTCTGGGTCGGGAGAAGTTGAGATGATCAAATCCATCAAAAAAGAAACCAAGGGGAAGGCTGGCCGGAAGGCCAGCGGGCTGCGTGACCTGTCGCCGGAAGCCGCCCGTCTGGCGATCAGCCGCGCGGCGCTGAAGGCGATCGAGACGCCGCTTCCCGCCGACATGTCGGCGGCGGCGCAGCAGGCCCGCCGGGCGGAGATCGCTCGGGTCGGCCTGAAGCGGGAAGCGAACCTGGTTCGCGGCGCGGTCGCCCTGCAACAGACCGCCATCAAGGCCACGGGCATGTCGGGCGGCGTCCCGACCCTGGAGCGCCTGCTGCGCGAGGATGTCTCGATCGCCAGCTTGCAGACGGTCGAGGACGGCGAGTTCGCTATCCGCCCGGTCATGCGCAGCAAGACGATGCAGGAAGTGCTTGTCGGCTGTGGCGTTGAACGGGCGGTCGCCTGGGCTGGCGAGGAGTTCATTGCCGATGTTGAGCGTGCTACGATCGGGCGTCTGACGGCGAGCTACGGCGAGGGCCTTGGCGGTGCGGCCACGGCCGAGCCGCTGCGTGTTCTTCAAGCCCTCGACCGCCTTGGCCGGGCGCAAGAACGGCTGACCCGCAAAGAGCGTGTCGCCGTGTGGGGGTTCCTAGTGCTGGGCATGTCGGCCACCGACGTAGGCTGGGCCTTGGTGGGCAACGCGCTGGCCAAGTCCAAGGGCGGCGAGCGCGACATGCGGACTGCGACGGCCCTGGTCGTCGAGGCGGCCCTCGAACGAATGGCGGTCTTCTACAAGTCGGTGGCTTGACAAAAACGGCACTTTAATCGCATTGATTTCCTCACGCACAGAGTTGCGCCTGAAGCCCGCCTGGCCCCGAGCCCGGCGGGCTTTTTCGTGGCCCGACGCTGGCGCGTGCGTCCCCTCCCAAGGTCCCTCGGCGTTCGCCCTGTCGCGGGGCGGACGCCCTTCTTGGAACGTCATGCCGTCTCAGCCCCGCATCTTCCGGCCGGGCGGCTCACGCACGCGCGCCGCCGCCCGCCGCGCCTACGACGCCACGCGCCGGGAGCGCCACGCCTGGCGCGCCTGGTACGGCTTGGCACGCTGGCATCGCATCCGCGCCCGCCAGCTGCGCGACCATCCGCTTTGCGCTGAGTGCGACCGCCAAGGGCGCATCACCCCGGCCACCGTCTGCGACCACGTCGAGCGCCATGGTGGTGACGAGGAGAAGTTCTGGGCGGGTCCGTTTCAGTCGCTCTGCAAGCCCTGCCACGACCAGACCAAGCAGGCCGAGGAGGCCGCCGCCCGCCGCGCCGCCCCCCGGCCGCGCGAGGGTGGGGGGGCATCAAAAGTCTGAGGTCGCACGGCCCCCACACCGGCATCCCAAGGACGCGCATTTCTCCGCGATATTTTCCGAGAAGTTTTTTTATAGGGAGGGGCGCATGGGCCGACGCCCTGATCCCGCGAGCGTCCAGCACGCGAAAGGCAATCCTGGCAAGCGGCTCTCGAAAGCCGAGCGCCAACGGTTGGAAACGGAACGCCTGGCGGGCCTCATGGCCGCCGCACCGGCGGCTGGTGCCGACCCGCTGTCGCCGCCCGCGTTCCTCGACGATCGTTTCGGCCCGGCCCTTGCGATCTGGCGCGAGTACGCGCCGAAGCTGGCGGCCACCAACCGCCTGGGCGAGCTGCACCGCCACACCTTCGCGCTGTTCTGCGTCTACATGGGCGAGTGGGTGGCCGCGAACGAAGAGATCGCGACCAAGGGCGCGACCCAGCGGATCAAGAACGTGTCGGGCTCGTACCGGGAAGTCGACCGCCCGGCCGTCTCGCGCCGCGCCACGGCCTTCGCCGCCGTCATGGAGCTGTCGGAACACTTCGGCTTCACGCCGCACGACGAGTACGCGCTGATGAAGGACCAGGTGGCGATGGGCCAGCTGGGCCTCTTCGGTGGCCACAAACCTGCCGCCGGCGCAGCACCGCAACCCGAACAGCCTGCGGCGGCCACCCAGGCAGATGACCCCATCGGCGCCCTCGGGCGCATGGACTCGGCGCCTCCGCGCCTCAACTGACCATGACGCGCGACGAGGCGTCGGCCGGCGCCTCGCCGGACGCGATCCAGGCGGGCGCGGGTGAGGGTCTGTGGCCGCTGCCCGACTGGCTGAAGGCGGTCGAGAACGACCCGACCTACGCCTGGGTGGTCAGCCAGTGGAAGCGCGCGGCGTCGGTGCCCGGCGCGTGGTTCGACTACGCCAAGGCCCAAGGCGCGGTCGATCTGTGGCCCACGATCTTCACGCTGACCGAGGACCGTTTCGCCGGGAAGCCTTTCCGGCTGGTGCTCTGGCAGGAGTTCATCGTCAGGCTTCTGGTCGGCTGGAAGGTCCCGGTGGACCTGCTGGACGAAGAGACCGGCGAACCGAAGGTCGAGCAGGTCCGGCTGTTCCGCCGGCTGATGCTCTGGATCCCGCGCAAGAACGGCAAGAGCGAGTTCCTGTCGGCGCTGGCCCTGCTGTTCTTCGTGCTGGACGGCACCGTCGCCGGGCAGGGCTTCGCCTTCGCCCGCGACGAGAAACAGGCCAAAATCGTCTTCGACAAGATGAAGGCCATGGTCTTCGGCGAGCGGTCGGACGGCAAGCCGCCGCCGCTGGCCAAGGGCATCGTCGGCTTTAAGAAGTCGCTCTGGATCCCCAAGATCCGCGCGCTGTTCGAGCTGCTCACCGGCAAGGCCGAGGGCAAGCACGGCCGCTCCCCCACCGTCATCGTCGGCGACGAGATGCACGAATGGGAGAGCCTGGATCTCTCGACCACGCTTCGCCAGGGCACCGGCGCTCGCCTGCAGCCGATCGAGCTGTACGCCTCGACCGCCGGCTTGAAAGACAAGGTGGTCGGCTTCGGGCTCTGGGAAGAGAGCCGAGCGATCCTGGAAGGCCGCATCGACGATCCGACCACCCTGGTGGTGATCTTCGCGGCGGATCCCGACGCCGACCCGTTCGACGAGGCCAACTGGCCGGGCGCGAACCCATCTCTGGGCCTGTCGCCCACCATGGCCTTCCTTCGCCGCGAGGCGGCGCTGGCCAAGGACAATCCGCGCGCCGAGGCCCACTTCCGGCGTTATCACCTGAACCAGTGGGTCGACAGCCTCGTCCGGTGGCTGAACATCAAGCGCTGGGATGCTTGCGCCAAGGACAAGAAGGCCTGGAAGCGGTTCCCCAAGGATCTGCTGGGCCGCAAGTGCTTCCTGACCATCGACGTGTCGTCGACCCAGGACGTCACGGCGCTGGTGCTGCTCTTTCCGCCCGTCGAACCGGGCGAGCCCTGGAAACTGGTCTGCCGCTTCTGGGTGCCCGAGGAGACGCTGGCGAACCGGGTTCGCAACGATCGCGTCAGCTACGACAAGTGGCTGTCGGTCGGCGCGCTGGAAACGACCGACGGCGACTACGTCGACCAGAACGCCGTCTATGAGGCGGTGCTGGAAGCGTTCAACGACTACGAGATCGAGCTGCTCGGCTACGATCCGTGGAACGCCCGCAAGCTGATCGGCGACCTGCAAAAGGCCGGCGTCGATCCTGAGAAGATGGTCGAGATCCGGCAGGGCATCCCCTCGCTGGGCGAAGGCACCAAGCACTTCGAGCGCCTGGTCTATGCCGGGCAGATGGACCACGGCGGCAACCCGATGCTGCGGTGGATGGCCGGCAACACCGTCGTCCGCTTCGACGAAAACATGAACTTCGCCCCGGCGAAAAAGAAGTCGCGCGAGAAGATCGACGGCATCGTGGCTGCGGTCATGGGCTGTGTCCTGGCCTTCCATGAGGAGCCCGAGGACGAGACGATCGGCGGCGGCGTGGTGGAGGTCTGATGCTCGGATCCAAACCCAAGGCCTCAGCCGCCTACCGACCGCTGGTTCTCGACGAGCCCACGGCGGATCGGCCCCAGGCGGCCACCACTTTTCTGTCGTCGGATCTGGAAGCCTGGCAGGGTCTGTTCCCGGACCTGGGCGCCGGCGTTTCGCCCGACACGGCGATGCGGCACTCGACGGTCTATCGCTGCGTCTTCCTGATCGCCTCGGCCATCGCCAAAGCGCCGCTGCTGTCCTTCCGTCGTGGCGAGGACGGCTTCGACGTCGAGCTGGTCGATCATCCGACGGCCCGGTTGCTGAAGGATCGCCCGAACCCGCGCATGACGCCGACCATCTTCTGGCGGCTCGTCGTCTCGCAGATGCTGCTGCGCGGGAACGGCATCGTCTGGATCGAGCGCAAGCGCTCGGGCGAGCCGGTGGCGTTGTGGCCGATCCCCATGGCGCGAGTGACGATCAGCCTGCGGAATGGGCGTCTGCGCTACCAGCTCACGCTCGATGACGGCACGATCGTCATTGCCGACCAGGATGACGTGCTGCACTTCCCCGGCTCGACGGAATGGGACGGCCTCAAGTGCAAGACCCCGATCCAGGCGATGGGGGCCTCGGTCGGCATCGGCCTGGAAGCCGACCGCTATGCGCGCGCCTTCTTCGAGAACGACGCCACGCCGCCGAGCTACATCACCTATCCGAACCAGTTCAAGAACGCCTCGGGCCAGGCCGACGAGATCCGGCGCGTCTGGAAAGACCGCTTCGGCGGCGCCAATCGCCACTCTGGCCCGGCCGTCCTCGACCAGGGCGGCGAGGTCAAGCAGCTGGCCATCACGGCCGAGGACGCCCAGCTGCTGGAAACCCGCAAGTTCCAGGTCGAGGATATCGCCCGCCTGTTCGGCGTGCCCCGCCCTCTGCTGGCCATGGACGACACCACCTGGGGTTCGGGCGTCGACAGCCTGGGCCTGCTCTACCTCGTCCACACCCTCGACCCGCACTTCGTGGCCATCGCCCAGGAGTGCGGCTGGAAGCTCTACACGCCGTGGGCCATCTACTGCGCCCACGATCCCGAGGCCCTGACGCAGTCCGACACGAAGGGCCGATCGGAAGCCGATCGCGTGGCCCTCGGGGGTTCGGCCGGCCCTGGCTACATGACCCCCAACGAAGTCCGCCGCCGTCGCCGTCTGCCTCGCAGCAGCGACCCCAACGCCGACAAGCTGACCGGCTGGACCCCAAAGCAACAAAAGGACACCGGCGATGCAAAAGCTGATCCAGCTGCTGGCCAGCAATAGGGACCGCGGTTCACGGCCGAAGGCGGAAGCCTCGGGCGACGAGGCCACGGTCTATCTCTACGACGCCATTGGCTATTGGGGCGTCGAGGCCTCGGACTTCGTGAAGGATCTGAAGGCGATCGACGCCAAGACGATCAACCTCCGCATCAACTCGCCGGGCGGTGATGTCTTTGACGCGCGCGCCATGAAGGTCGCGCTGGAGCAGCACCCCGCCAAGATCGTCGCCCATATCGACGGCCTGGCCGCCTCGGCCGCCTCTTTCATCATGCTGGCGGCTGACGAGATCCGCATCGCCGACGGCGCCTTCGTGATGATCCACAAAGCCTGGGGGCTGGCTATCGGTAACGCCGATGAGATGCGATCGACGGCCGATCTTCTGGACAAGGTCGACGGCACGATCGTCAACGACTACGTGGCCAAGACCGGCAAGACGGTCGACGAGATCAAGGCCTGGATGGTCGCCGAGACGTGGTTCACGTCGGCCGAGGCCGTCGAGCATGGCTTCGCCGATAGCGTCGCCGAGAAGCAGAAGGCCGACGCCTCCGCCGCCAACTTCGATCTGTCCGCCTACCGCAACGCGCCCAAGGCGCTGCGCGAGCCGGCGGCGAAAACCTTCGACGCGATGGCCAATGACCGCCAGCGCTACGAAGCCCGGCTCGGTCTTTACGAACGCGCCGCCTAAGCCCGCCCCCGCAAGGGCGTCACACCCAAGCCGCCAGGGACCTCCCGGCGGCTTTTTTTATGGAGACTACTGATGTCGAAAGGCATTCAGGCCCTGCGGGAACAGCGCACGGCCCACGCGAAGGAAGCCCGCAACATCCTGGACACCAAGACCGGGAAGGACTGGACGCCGGAAGCCGCCGCCCAGGTCGACGAGCTGTACGCCAAGATCGACGATCTGGACGGCCAGATCGAACGCTTCGAGCGCGCCCTGCAGCTGGAAGACAGCCTGGACGAACGCGGCCAGCAGCGCGCCGAACGCACGGGCCGCTCGGCCGACGAAGAGACCCAGAACGTCGCCACCGAGAAGGCGATCTTCGACGCCTGGTGCCGGGGCGGCACCGAGCAGCTGAACGACGAGCAGCGCGAGTACGTCAACAACCGCCGCAACGAAGCCCGCCGTCTGTACGGCGCGCAGTCGGTCGGCACCGGCTCGCAGGGCGGCTATCTGGTGCCGCGCGACTTCTCGGCCACCCTGCTGGAGAAGATGGCGGCCTACGGCGGCGTGCGCTCGGTCGCCGACGTCATCCAGACGGACGGCGGCAACTCGATCGACTATCCGACGGTCGACGAGACCGGTCAGGAAGGCGAGCTGGTCGGCGAGAACACGGCGGCCACCGGCCAGGACGTCACGTTCGGCACGACCGACATCGGCGCCTACAAGTACAGCTCGAAGGTCGTGGTGATCCCGATCGAGCTGATCCAGGACTCGCGCATCGACGTGGAAGCCTACGTCAATCGCGCCCTGGCCGAGCGCATCGCCCGCATCACGAACCGCCACTTCACCGTCGGCGACGGCACCAACAAGCCGCGCGGCGTCGGCGTCGCTGCCGCCTTGGGCAAGACCGGCGCGGCCGGCCAGACCACCAGCGTCACCTACGACGATCTGGTGGACCTGGAGCACAGCGTGGATCCGGCTTACCGCGCCTCGGGCGCGCGCTGGATGTTCCACGACCAGACGCTGAAGGTGCTGAAAAAGCTGAAGGACAGCACGGGCCGCCCGCTGTGGCGTCCGGGCGTCACCGGCGGCGATCCGAACGACATCCTGGGCTACGGCTACACCATCAACCAGCACATGCCCCAGATGGCCGCCGGGGCGAAGTCGATCCTGTTCGGCGACTTCAAGAAGTACCTGATCCGCGACGTGATGGCGGTGACGCTCTTCCGCTTCGCGGACAGCAAGTACATGGAAAAGGGCCAGGTCGGCTTCCTGGCCTGGTCGCGCCATGACGGCGACCTGATCGACGCCTCGAACGAGGCGATCCGTCACTACGCCAACGCCGCCTCGTAAGGCGGTCACGCCGGCCGGGGCCAGCCTCGGCCGGCTTTCTCTTCCCCTCTCGCGACAGGATCGGACGCCATGTTCGTCAAGATGCTCACGGCCATGGCCGGAGACTCGTTCTCGTATGACCACGGCGCTGTGGTCGAGGTTTCGGCCAAGTACGGCAAGGCGTGGATCGCCGCCGGCCTCGCCGAGGAGACCCGCCCCACCGATGTGCTGGAGGCCGAGGTCGACAAGCAAGCGGGCGTCGCGAAAGAGGCGGTCGCCAAGTTCAAGGTCGCCGAGCGCGATCTGGCCATCCACAAGGCCGATCTCGCCACCGCTCGACAGCAGATCGAAGCTCTGACTGGACAGCTCTCTGAAGCGCAGGCGGCGACCCAGGCTCTCGCGACCGAAGTCGAGGAGCTGAAGGCCGCTCTGGGCGACGAGAAGGAAGCGAAGCTCACCGCCCTGGAGGAGCTGGACACCGAACGGGCGGCCAAGGAGATCCTCGAAAAGGAACTCGAGGCGCTGAAGACTGCCACGGCCCAAGAGCCGCCGCCGGCTGAAGGCGCCGCGTGATGGCGGACCCGGTCGAAGTCCCGGCCGGGCCGCTGGTCACGCTCGACCTGGCCAAGCAGCACCTGGGCGTCTGGTCCGATGAGACCGACGCCCTGATCACCCTCTATATCAACGCCGCCAGCGACCGGATCCGCACCCGCCACGTGTTCGGCGATCCGGTGCCCGCCAATGTCCAGGCCGCCGCCCTGCTGATGGTCGAAGACCTCTACGACCCACCGGAAGCAGCGGCAGGCGAGCAGCGGCTCAAGACGATCGACAACCTGCTGCGTCCCTTCGAGACGCCCGAGGTCTAGGAGGCCGCGCCATGGCTTGGGTCGAGTTCACCGACAAGTTCCGCTTCGTGCCGCCGGCCGATCGCCGCGTGACCGTGCGCTACAGCGCCGGCCAGCGTCTGTCGGTCACCGCCGAGTGCGCGCGCCAGGCCGTCGAGGCCGGCGTGGCCAAACGGATCAAGGCCCCGGCGCGCGGCGAGGTCCCGGATGGGACGCCCGCCGAGGAGGCCGAGGCGAACCCGGTTCGCGAGGACTGACATGCGTTCCGGCGAGTTTCGCGAGCGCGTCCAGTTCCAGCAGCGCGCGGAGGACGCCAACGGCGACCGCCTGGGGGACTGGGAGACCGAGGACAGGTTCAAGACCGCCGCGCGCTACACCTTCCTGCGCGGCGGCGAGACCGTCATGCAGGCCCGCCTGACGGGCGTCCAACCCGTGGTCATCCGCGTGCGCGCCTCTGGCGCCATGCGCGAGGTGACCGCCGACTTCCGTGTCCTGGATCTGCGCACCGGCGCGGCCTTCAACATTCGATCGGTGCTGCCGGATCTGCGCCGGAAGGTCATCGACTTCACCTGCGATACGGGCGGCGCCGATGGCTAGGACCAAGATGGAAGGTCGCCTTGAGCTGAAACGGAAGCTGGCGCGGGTGTCCGCCGCCGGCAAGGCCGTGCTCGAAGCGGAGGTCGAGTTCGAGGCGAACGACTTGGTCAAGCGCATGAAGCGCATCGTGCCGCGTCGCAGCGGCAACCTGGCCAAGTCGATCCGCAAGGAGCCCGGCCCGCACGAGCTATCGTGGGACGTCAGGGCTGGCGGGCCGCTCACCACGAAGAAGGTCGGCAACAGAACTTACGATGGCGATGTCATTCTAGGGTCTGGGGACACCCAGGGCCGCAAATCCAAGGCCGGCGGCAAGCACGTAACCTACGACTACGCGAACGCCTTTGAGTTCGGCACCCAAAACCAAGCGGCTGACCCATTCTTCTTCACCACAGTCCGCGCTCGGCGGAAGGCCTACAAGCGCCGCCGGACCACGGCGCTGAACAAGGCCGTGAAGGCGGCGGTGACGTGATGAAGGATCCTACCGGACCCATCTGCGCCTCGGTCGAGTTGCGGCTTCGCGACAATGCCGGCGTCAAGGCCAGCATGGGCGGCAAGACCCGGTTCTACGACCGCGTGCCGCCCAAGGCCGTCTTCCCGTATGTCGCGCTCGGCCCCGTCGAGGTCGATTTCGAGGACGAGACCGACTGCAACAGCGGCGCGGAAACCGTCGTCCAGCTGGACGTCTATTCGCGCGCCGTATCGTCGGACGAGATCCGCGCCGTCGCCGGCGCCGTGGTCGAGGCCTTCCGGGCCGACCTGGCAGTCCCCGGCCACGACGTGATCGATCAGGCGGTCAGCGCCGCCCGATACCTGGACGATCCGGACGGCCTTAGCCGTCACGCCGTCCTGACCCTGCGGTTCGATACCGAACCTTCCTAACCATCGCCGCCCTGGCGCGGCCTTTCCCGGAGACAACCATGGCCTCGGTCAAGGGCATCAAGCTCGTGCTGAAGGTGGGCAATGGCGCCACACCCGAAGTTTTCACCGCCCGCTGCAGCCTCAACGCTCAGCGCGGCATCAAATTCACCGCCGACCTGCAAGACACCGCCGAGGTGGACTGCACGGACCCGGAGAAGGTCGCCTGGCTCGTCCGCGACAAGGTTTCGGTCTCGGGCGAGGTGAACGCCTCGGGCACTCTGGACAAGGCCGACCTGGCCTTCTTCTTCGACTGGGTGAAGGACAAGGACGCCAAGAATTGCGAAGTCATCGTCGACATCGCGGGCGGCTACCTCTGGGAGGGCGCCTGGCACTGCTCGGACTTCGAGGTGACGGGTGATCGCGGCAAGCGCTGCGAGATCTCGATCAACCTCAAGTCCGAGGGCGAGATCGAAGGCTCGGCCGTCACCTGATGCGCTACGACGGCAGCATCCAGCTGTCGTTCGGAGGCGGAAGGCATACCTTCCGCCTCGCGCTCGGCGAGCTGCAGGAGCTGGAAGAGGTTTGCGGCGACCGCAAGCCCGACGGCTCGATCCGCCGCGTGGGGCCGGGCCTGGTGCTCGATCGCCTTCGCACCAACCAGTGGACCACGGCCGACGTGCTCCACACGATCCGCCTCGGCCTGATCGGCGGCGGCATGAACCAGTACGAGGCCCAGCGCCTGGCCGACCGCTACGTCGCCGAGCGCCCCGCCTGGTACGAGAACGCCCTGGTGGCCCTGGCCGCGCTGGACGCCGCCCTGGCGGAGCCCGACGAAAGCCTGGGGGAGCTGGGGGCGGAGGGGACGGGGACAGGCTCCCAGACGGCCGGATCTCCTTCGCCAGCATCTACCGAAACGCCGGCGCCCTAGGCTACGACATCGACCAGGTGAACCGGATGTCGCTCTGGCAGTTCCGGGCCATCGTCGAGGGCTACCGCAAGGCCAACAGCACCGACGACGACAAGCCGCCCGCGCCCACGGACGCGGAGCATGATGAACTCATGGCGAAGTACGGCTAGGCTCCCTCCTGGAGAGGGAGAGAGCATGCGTCGTACAACCCTGGTCGCCGTAGCGCTAAGCGTATGCAGCTGTGGCCCCACCGGAGCCGGAAAGGACCTCGCTGCGGCGGGTCTTCGCGATCCGTCTTCAGCGCAGTTTCGCGACGTCAGAGCACGCGGCGACGTTGTCTGCGGCGAGGTCAACGGCAAGAACGGCTTCGGGGCTTACGTCGGGTTCAGACGCTTCATCAGCGTGCCGCGTACGCGCGAGGTCAGCTTAGCTCCCTCGCGCGACGACGGTGCCGATGCTGGATCGACTGCGCTGGCCAGCTTGGCCTTCGAGCGTGCCTGGGCCGCAACGTGTCCGCCCGGCAAGACCTCCCCTGACCAAGATGCGGCGGCGCTCGCTCGCCATACCGATGAGCTTCAGCGGACGCTGGAAGAAACAAAGAAGTACGGGGCTAAGACCCCCGACTAAGGGGGTGCTGTGGCCGACATCGACGTTCAGCGCCTACTCGTTCGCCTGGAAGCGCGCATCGACAAGTACGAGCAGGCCCTGTCGAAGGCGAATGCCCAGACGGATAGGCGCGCCCGCGCAATCGAGGCCCGCTTCGACCAGTCGGTGCGCAAGCTCGACGACGCCGGGCGTAAGATGGGCCGGGTCTACGACCCTCTCTTGGCTGCGTCTAAGCGTATGGAAGGCCAGCTCGGGGCTAGCAGCGGGAAGATCCGCAGCGCCCTGCTAGCGACTGCCGCGCCCATCGGGGCCGGCTTGGTTGCGGGGTTCTCGGCGAACAAGATCAAGGACTACGCGGACGGCTATACTCGCTACACTAACCAGCTGAAGGTTGCCGGGCTTGAGGGTCAGAACCTCACGACCGTTCAGGATCGCCTGTTCGCGACGGCCCAGAAATACGGCGCCCCGCTGGAGCAGCTTGGGACCCTCTATGGCAGGACCGCAGCGGCGCAGAAGGAATTGGGAGCTTCCAACGAGGATCTCCTGCGTTTCACGAACGGCACGGCTGCAGCGCTGAAGGTGCAAGGCGGCAGCGCCGAGGAAGCTCGCGGCGCTCTCCTGCAGCTGACGCAAGGTCTCGGAAGCACGATCTTCCGCGCGGAAGAGTTCAACAGCGTGCTGGAAGGCGCTCGGCCTATCATTCAGGCGGTCGCACGGGGAAGCGATCGGTGGGGCGGATCGATCTCCAAGCTCCGGGCCGACATCATCGCCGGCAACGTCTCGAACAAGGAGTTCTTCCGCGCCGGGCTGATCGGCTTTCAGCAGACCGAACAGGTCGCCGAGAAGGCCACTCTGACAATCGGCGCGTCCCTACAGATCATCAACAACGCCCTCGGCAAGTACATCGGTGAGTCCGACGCCTCGCTGAGCGCTACGGCCAGGCTGTCGGCTGGCATCCAGGGCGTCGCGAACAACCTCGACGTCATCGTTCCCGCGCTTGGCGTGATCGGCGCTGCCTACGGCGTTCGCGTGACCGGAGGTCTGATCAAGGCCAACGCCGCACAGATCGAGCTGGCCTTGGCTGTGGCTAGCGGTAACGCCGTTATGATCGACGGCGCTCGCGCTGCGGTTCTGAAGTCCGACGCCGCTGTGAAGGCGAACCAAGCTGAGATCGCCTCGATCCAAGCGAACATTGCCGCGCTGCGCGAAGAGGCCGCCCAATATCAGGCCAACCTTGCCCTAGCCACGGAGCAGCGTCTCGCGGCGAGGGCGGCGCAGGCTCAAGCAGCGACCAACGCAGCAGCGGGCTTCGGAAACATCCGCGTCGGTGCTGGCGGACTGTCGGACCCGGTCAACGCCACGGCTGCTGCGACGCAGTTTGGTGAAGCGGGCAAAAATGCCATTGCAGACCGTCGGCGGTTAGCTGCCGTAACCAAGGAGCTCGAAGTCGCGGAAGCCGCCCTGACGGTAGCGTCTGGGCGCGCTGCGGCTGCGCAGGCCGCCCACACGGCCGCTGTCGGTGCCGCGAGCATCGCTGCTCGCGCCGGGGCCGTTGCAACGCAGCTGTTCACCGGCGCGCTCACGCTTATTGGGGGCAGCGTCGTCGGCGGCGCCGTGGTTCTGGCTTTGGGCGCGATCGTCGGAGCGATCATCCTGCACAACCGCCACGTCAAGCAGGCAGCGGCAGACCAGGCGGCGTTGCGCGCCAACACGACCGCCCTGTCGGACAAGCTCAAGGAGACTGCTACCTACGGTCGGGCGGCGTCTGAAGGCGTTAAGGGCCTGGGGATCCAGGCAGCGAACCAGGCTCCGAAAGTAACCGCCTTCGCCGGCGCCGTGGGCGAGCTGGCCGATCAGCTCTATCGAGCCGCTAACGCACGCCGTGCCGAAGCCATTGCCAGCCTCGAAGCGCTGAAGTCCAAGGCCCAGATCGATCTGAACAAGGCCGCCGCGCGCCAGGAGGAAGAGCGGCGGGCCGTGCGCGGCCCAATTGGCGAACCCGGTTCGCGTGGCGCTGCCGGTGCTGCGGCGTCGGTCGGCCTGTCCCAGGTTCAAGCGCTCTCGCAGGGCGCGGCTTCGCAGGAAGTGGCCCAGGCTCAAGCGAACTTGAAAGCGGCGAACGCGGAGTTGGATAGGCTCAAGGCGCTGAAGCCCGAGGACTTCGTTCGCCCGGAAGATCGCACGGGCGGGCGTAACCTCGCAAAGGAGCTGACCGATCTCCAAACCCGCCTGAAGATCGCTCAGGCTGCGCACAACGGCGCCGCGACCCGCGAACTCCAGGCGCAGATCTACACGCTGAAGAAAACGTCGGCGTACATGAAGGACGGTTTGAAGTTCGACGAGGCTTACGCCCTGGCCTCGAAGGAAGCCGCCGAGATCAAGTCGGCCGCCGAGGGCTACGCCGCTCAGCAGGCCGGGAAGAGGGCCGATCGCACGGCGCTTCAAGAAGAGCGCGCGGACCTGCAGCACGACCGCCGCTACGCCGCCGATCTGGCGCGCGCCCAGGACGATCAGCTCCAGGCCCAGGCGGACCTGACCTCCTCGACCCAGGACCGCCTCAACGTCGAGCTGGCGCGGATCGAGAGCGCGCGAAAGGCGCGTGAGGAAGAGCTGGCCGACCAGGCGAAGTCGAAGGCCAATCCGAGTGGCTACACGCCCGAGGAGATCGCCGGTCTGACCAAGCTGGCCAACGACACGGCAGACAAACAGAAGGCCCGCGCCAGGGCCGTCGCTGACCAAGAAATCGCCGACCAAGCCGTCGCCCTTGCTGAGGATGACCGCCGGAACCGCGCCGAGCTGCTCCAGGCGCAACAAGGCCTCGCCACCACGGTGGCCGAGCGCCGTGACCTGGAGCTGAAGATCCTCGACCTGCAGCAGCAGGAAGAGCGCGCTCGCGTCGAAGCCATCATCGCCTCGAAGACGGCGTCGGATGCCGAGAAGGCCGTGGCGAAACAACGCCTCGCCGCCCTGCCGGCGATCGAGGCCTATCAGCGTAGCGCGGTCGAGCGGGCCAACGAGAGCCAGCTGGCGTCCTACCGCCGGTCGGTGATCGTGCCGGGCTCGGAACAGGCTGATGCGGGCGTCGTCGATGGCTTGCAGGCCCTCCGGTCGTCGCTTGTCAGCGCGGCGCTGGCGGCCGGCAACTTCGACGACGTCCTGGCCAACATCGGCCGCGTGGCCGGCGAGCGCATCATTGGCGGCCTGGTCGACCAGCTGCTGATCGCGCCCACGGCGGCGGCGGCGGAGAAGGCGCTCAATGCCCTGTTCGGCGCGGCCGATACGGCGGCCGACGCGGCCGGAGCGACGGCTTCGAGCGCGAAGGCGGCGGCGGATGGCGCTGCCACCGTGAGCGTCACCGCTCTAACGGCGGCCACGACCTCGGCCACGGCGGCGCTACTGGCGCTGACGGCGGCTGCGACCTCGTCGGCCAGCGCCGAGGGTGCGGGCATCGTGGCTGGCTTCCTGGGTCTTCGCGGCGGCGGCGCCATCCCCGGCTATGCCGGCGGTGGCGGCCTGGTGCGCGGCCCCGGCGGCCCGAGGGATGACGCGATCCTGGCCCAGCTGGCCAGCGGCCGGTTCCTGAAGTTGTCCAACGAAGAGTTCGTCGTGAACGCCGAGGCCACCCGGCAACACCGGGGCCTCCTGGAAGCGATCAACAGCGGCTCGCTGCGCGGCTACGCCAGCGGGGGCTCGATCACGACGGGGGGCGCGCTGTCGACCGTTCGCAAGGTCAATAGCCTGTCGTTCTCGTCCGGCCTGGCCGGCGGCGGCCGACAGTCGGTGTTCCAGTTCGATCTGCGCGGCGCGATCCTGACGGAGGATCTGATGCAGGACATCAACGGCAAGATCTCCGCCGCCGAGAGCCGGGCCGCCATCCGTGGCGCCCAAGGCGGCGCGGCGATGGCCCAGGCGCAAATCCAGAAGGCGGGCGCATCGCGCCTGGGCCGCTGACATGGCGATCCTGCTGCCCGCCCTGCCGCGCTCGGCCGAAGTCGAGGGCGAGATCCCCGACGCCAGCGCGCGCGTCACCCCCACGACCGGCGCGGGCGCGGCGCAGACGATCCTGCGGCCTGGGCGTTTCGCCGTGTCGGTGACGATCGGTGATCTGAGCGAAGCGGGAGCCGCCGCCTGGTTGGCGGCCCAGCTGCGCCACAAGACCGAGGGCGCCGCGGTTCGCCTGGTCTGGCCTCGCTATGGCGTGACGGGCCTGCCCGCCGGCGCCGTGGCCGACGGCTCGGGCCAGGCGGGTTCGGTGCTAGCGATCCGGGGTCTGACGCCCGGCTTGCCCCTGCCGACCTTCACGCCCTTCAGCTTCATCAAGAACGGCGTCGTCTACATGCACCGCACGACCACGGAAGTGGTCGCCGATGGGGCGGGCAAGGTCATCGTGACGATCGGCCCGATGCTGCGCGCCTCGCCCACGGACGGCACGGCCCTGGCCTTCACCGAGCCGATGATCGAGGGCGACCTCGACCCCGGCCCGGTCAAGTGGACCGTCAAGCGGCTGCGCTTCAACACCGTCTCGTTCAAGATTACGGAACGGTAGGCCCATGAGCTTCTCGCCCGAGAGGGCCGCCGCGCTCCAGCAGCCGGCGGTCATGCTGCCGTGCTGCCTGCAATGGGACCTTCCCAGCGGGCCGCTTCGCCTGGCCGAGGCCGGCTTCTTCTCGTTTGAAGTCGATGGCCAGGAGGTCACCTTCCAGGAGCGTGACGAGGTGTTCGGCGTCCTGGGCGCGATCGGCCCGATCGCCGATGGCCTGATGACGGAGGCGCCCTCGACCTCGTTCGTGATCTTCCCGCCGACCAACGCCGCTATGGCCGCGATGGCCGCTCCGGGCGTGCAGGGCTCGCGGGTGCGGATCTGGGAAGTCGTGCTGGACCCCATCACCGGCCAGGTGGTCGGTGAGCCAGACGAGCAGTTCGTGGGCGAAAGCGACGTCCTGACCAACACGGTCGATGAGAACATCCGCAGCCTGACCATCACGGCCAACTCGAGGATGGCGCGGTTCCTCCGCAAGAAGGAAGGCGCGCGGCTGAACAACGGCTTCCACCAGCGCTGCCGCCCCGGCGAGCTGGGCTTGCAGTACATGCAGGCCGTCAGCCGCGCCATTCCGTGGGGCTCGGACACCCCGACCAGTGCGCTCAGCGCGGCCCAGGCGGCGGCCTACGCCCGCCTCTACGGCACGACTTACTTCGGGGTCTGAAGATGACGCCGCTCGATATCCGCGTCGCCGCCGCCCAGGCGGCGCGCGAGGCTTTCTGTGACCAGACGTTCGAGTGGGGAGTGCGCGACTGCGTTCGCCTCGCCGCCCACGACCTGAAGGGGCTGGGCTATCGTCCACGCCTGACGCGAGGCGGCTACTACAAGACCGCGATCGGCGCCCGGAAGGCGCTGAAGCGAACCGGGTTCGCCACCTTAGAAGCCGCGCTCGACGACCTCGGCTTACCGCGTCGGCCATGGGCCTACGCCCTGCCCGGCGACATCGTGGCCCTCCCGTCGGCCGAGGACTGGCCCGCGCTCGGCGTGGTCATGGACCAGACCCTGGTTCTGGCCTTCGCACCTGACGGCGTCTGCCGCCTGGCCAAGCCCGCCGCCGCCGACATCCTGTGCCTGTGGAGCGCCGCCCCATGCCTCAAGCCGCGCTAGCCGCCGCAGTCTGGGTCGGTAGCCAGGTCGCCTTCGCCGCCGCCGCTGTCGGAGCCTCGACGGTCGTGGCCGCCGCCGCCGGCTACGCCACGCTCGGCGCGACCCTGGCGGCCGAGGTCTACGCGGTCAGCAAGGCCACCCAGGCGCTCACGCCCAAGATCAAGGGCGCGGAAACGGTTCTCCAATGGCAGGCGGATCCGCGCGCCGGCATCCCGTATGGCATCGGCCGCAGCGCCATCGCCGGCAACATCGTCTTCAACCAGGCGGCCGGGGACACCAACAAGTTCCTGAACTTCGCCACCGTCTATTCGGGCGCGGGGCCGATCGACGGGTTCGAAGCCTTCCAGGCCAACGGCGTCACCGTGCCGTTCACCGCGGACGGCGGCGAGGGTGCGAGCGGCTACTACCTGAACCGCATGTGGCTGAAGACCCAGCTGGGTCAGGCCAACGAGCCCTATCTGCACTGGACGGCGACGGGCTCGAAGGACACGCCCGCCAACCACGGCGGCATGCCGTCGGAGTGGACTTCGGCGCACAAGCTGTCGGGCTACGCCGCCTCGCTATGGGCGCTGGAGTACGACCCCAAGAAGTACGCCTCGGGGGTGCCCACGCCGCGCATGATCGGCCGCTGGGTCAAGACCTATGACCCGCGCCAAGACTCGACCTATCCCGGCGGCTCTGGTCCGCACCGCTGGAACGACGAGAGCACCTGGACGTGGTCGCGGTGCCCGTACCGACACTCGATCACCTGGATCATCGGCCGGCGGTCGAACGGCGTCCTGACCCACGGTCTGGGCGCAGACATCAGCGAGATCGACGTTCCGGCCTTCGTCCACGGCGCCAACGTCTCGGACGCGAACAGCTGGTGCGTGGACGGCGCGGTCGACAGCCTGGACGACGACTACGAAGTCCTCAAGGCCATGCTCCAGGCTGGTGGCGGCGTGCCGATCCTGGGCGGCTCCAAGATCTCGTGCATGGTCAACGCCCCGGCGGTCAGCCTGGCCACGATCACCGAGGCCGACATCGTCGGCACCATGACCATCCCCGGCCAGGTCAGCGCCGCCGAGCGGATTAACACCGTTTGGCCCAGCTATACCGAAGAGGCCCTGGACTGGCAGGTCGTGACCCCGGATGCCCCGGTGCAGGTCGCCGAGTACGTCGCGGTCGATGGCGAGGAACGCTCGATCGAGCTGGGCATGCCGCTCGTCAGCAACGCGACCCAAGTCGGCCAGATCTCGCGCTACGCCATCGAGGACGCCCGCGAGCTGACGGGCATCGTCCTGACCCTCTTCCCGCGTTGGAAGTGGCTGCCGCCCGGCGCTTGCGTCACGGTGAACAGCCCCGAGGCGGGCCTCAACGGCCAGAAGGTGCGGATCCAGAAGCGGACCCGCGACCTCTCGACCAAGCTGCCGACCTACATCTGCCGCACCGAGACCGACGGCAAGCACGCCTACGCCCTGGGCCAGACCAACACGCCGCCTGCGGATCCGTCACTGACCGGCGTGGACGCCAATGTAGTCCCGCTGCCGGGCGACGGCGCGTGGCAGATCGTCGGCGGGGTGACGGCGAACGAATTCGGTTCGCTTCCCGCGATCGTCATCCAGGGCGAAGCGGACCTCTACGACGCAGTCTCGATCGTCGTGGACTACCGCGAGGTGCTGGGGCCGTCTTCTTTCGGCCCCTGGCAGTCGCAAACCTTCCCGGCCTCGGCGCGTCAGCTGATCGTCACCGGCGTCAAGCCCGGCGCCGTCTACCAGGTCCGCGTCCGTTACATCACGGCCGGCGGAGTCGAGAACCCGGACACCGGCACCGACCTGGGCACGGTCAACACTGGCGAGATCATCGCGGCCAAGATCGGCAAGTTCGCTGAGGAGCAGCTCCAGTATTGGACCGAGCTGACCCAGCAGGCCGAGGCCACCGCGCGCGACGCCCAGCTGCGCGTGCTGGACGCCCTGACCAAGGCGGCCGGCTGGGACCTCGACCTTCTGGGCCAGATCCTGCCGCCCAGCGGTCGGCCGGTTGGGGCGACGATCGACGATCAGATCCGCAAGGTCGAGAGCAACACCGAGACCATCGCCGAGCATTATGAGGAGATGTCGGTCGGCTTCGCCAACGCCGCCGCCGCCCTGGCGATCGAGGCGTTGACGCGGGCGAGCCAGGACGAGGCGCTGTCGGCGTACCAGATCGCCCTCGCCGCGACGGTCAACAGCAACTACGCCACGGTCAACTCGACCCTAGCGACCTTGACGACGAACCAGAACGCCACGGCCCTGGCGCTCACCACGCTCACGACCAACTTCAACAGCAACGTCGCCACGGTCAGCAGCCAGCTGACGGCGCTCTCCAACGCCCAGAGCGCCCAGGCCAGCAGCATCTCGACGCTGTCTTCGACCGTGGGCGGCAACACGGCTTCGATCTCGACGATCAGCACGACGCTGGCGACCTTGAACGGCCAGGTCGGCGCGGCCTTCGGTCTTCAGTTGTCGGCCGGCAACAAGATCATCGGCTTCAAGGGGATCAATAACGGCGTCACCGGCGGCTTCCTGATCGACGCCGACTATTTCGGGATCTCGAATGGGCTGGGCAGCACCTACCCGTTCTTCGTCAGCGGCGGGACGGTCTACATGACCAACGTCGCGATCCTGGGCTCGCTGATCGTCTACGGCACGGTCGACGCGCCCCAGCTGGCGAACCGCGCAGCGACCAGCACGTCGCGGTCCAACGCCTCCTACGCCGTTGGCGGCTCGGGCGGCTTCCAGACGATCCTGTCGCACTACGTCTACCTGCCGAAGGCCGGGACGGTCGATGCCGACTGCACGGTCGCCCAGCACTTCCCGAGCGGCGACCGGAACTGGGAGTTCCAGCTCTACATCGACGGCGAGCAGCAATTCCGCTGCTACGGCGCCAACGGTCAGGACAGCGTGAGCCTCGCCGGCTCCAAGGACTGCGCCGCTGGATACCGCCTGGTCGAGGTAATCTGGTCGGCTCACACCTCGGTCAACGTCGACTACCGCATCCTGAAAAGCATGGGGAGCTGGTGATGCAGACGATCAACGCCGTCATCTTCGAACCCCTCGCGGACGATCCCAGCAGCGGCCGGATCCTCTGGACCACCCAAGCGCCGCTTGGCGCCATGGAGCTGGAAACCCGCCCCTGGATCGCGACCGAAGACTACGATCCGCAGCTTGATCAGACCCACAGGGTCGAAGGCGGGCGGCTCGTCCAGACCCATCGCTGGGTGCTCGACGAGAACAACCGCCGCATCGGCACCGAGCCGCTCTAACCCTTCCACAAGGACACTGTCATGACCGACACGACTTCGACCCCCACGGTCGGAGAGCGCCTCGCTGCGCTCGCCGCCTCTGCCGATGCCGCGCGTAAGGCCCAAGCCCAAGCCACCCTCGGCCCGCTCGCCGCCCTGATCGCCCAGGCGGGCGCGCTGTCGATCGAGGAGATCGTGCAGGTCATCAAGGGCCTGCTGCCGCTGATGACCGAGGACACCCAGGAGAAGATGGCGCTGGCCAACGCCACGCTGATCCTGCCGGGCCTTCCGGGCGCGCTGAAGATCGCCCTGCAGCAAGCCGAGAAGGCGAGCGCCTAAGCCATGGCCCTGGGCATCCCTGAGTTCACGACCCAGCTCGCCGCCCTGCAGGCGCAGTTCGCTGCTGGCGACCTGACCCAGGAGGCGCTGGCCACGGCGCTGCGCGCTCTGTGGGAGCAGTACGACAGCGTCCTGACACTGGCGGACAACATCCAGTCCCTGCTGGCGATCAAGGAAGCGATCCTCGACGCCTATCAGGCCGGCATTGGTTTGAAGGGCACCGTATCCGCGGTGAGCGAGCTACCGGCGGCTGCCGCCGAGGGCTCGGCCTACAAGCTCGTCAACGTGTTGGACGTCGCCGATGGTCATCTGTTCGCTCGGATTTCGGGCGCGTGGGTGGATCTGGGGCTGCTGACGGGGCCTAAGGGGCGCAGTGCGTACGAAGTGGCGGTCGCCAACGGTTTCGAGGGTACCGAGGAGCAGTATGCTGCTCTCCCGTTGAACAAGGCCGATCTCGCCCAAGAGAAGGCCGACTTAGCTGACGGCAAGGCGACCTTCGCGCAGGAGCAGGGCGACTACGCCAAGGGCCAGGGAGACTACGCCAAGGGCCAGGGCGATGATGCGCAGGCGGCGGCGGCGGCGGCAAACCTGGCTCGCGACGTGGCTAGGTTCAAGGCTATCTATCTTACCCGCTCTGCGCTGTTCGCGGACCTCGCGCATGAACCAAACGTGCTTGGTCTGGTCGCTGACGATCCGACGCCAGGATACAACGGTACCTACCTGAAGCTCGGCCAGGCAGGCGTGGGCACCTGGTCAAAAGTCGACTCGGTCAATGGCCTGACCTTCCAGGAGCTGCCCCGCGACACCGGCTATCTAGCCGCGTTCTGCGATGCAGCCGGCCGTCCGGCTTGGCTTGTGCGCCTCGACGGCGCGTTCGAGGTCCGCAAGATCGTTATGCCGGCAGGCATCTTGGCCGGCGCTTCTCTGTCACCAGGCACCGTCGACGCGTCGAAGCTTGAGGCGACGATCCAATCCAGTCTGACCCGTATCCCAGTCGAGTCGCCTGTCGAAGAAACGGGCTATGTCTATGCGATCACCGACGCGGCCAAGCGTCTGCTGTTCGGTATCGCGCGCGACGGCTCCACATACATTCCTAAATTCTCGCCGCTGACTGCCCTGATCCCCAAGGACTTGTCGGTTACGAGCGCTAAGCTGGCGACGGACCTCGCCGCCCTGATCGCAAGCCCCATGCTGGCGTCGGAGACCGGCTACGTCTGGACGATCACGGACGCCGCCAATCGCCTCCTCGCGGGTATCAAGCGCGACGGGACCTTCTACGCCGCCAAGTTCGAACTGAAGGACGCCTCGATCACGGAGACCAAGTTCTCGGCCGAGGTGCGCCAGCTGATGGCGACGAGCCTTTCGCCAGAGAGTGGCTATGTCTACGCCATCGTGGACGCGGCCAACCGTAGGCTGTTCGGGATCAGGACCGACGGCACCCTCGTCGGCAAGTTTGAGAACGCTCTGAACGACGGCGCGGTGACGACGCTAAAAATCGCCAGCGGCGCGGTCACCGAGGCGAAGCTGGATCCGCCGATGGCGCGCCTGGCGGTTCCGCGCGTCGGGGACGTCATTGAGGTTCCGCCCGACGCCTGGCGTTCCAAACTTGGAAGCGTTGCGGTGCGTACCGAGGCGATCGGTAGCCTCTGGGTCCAATTCCCGAGGTTCATGACCAAGGCGCTTCGTGGTCTGAACGCGGCGTCAACCTCGATCGACTTCCGCAAGTCGTCTGGCCTGTCTTTCAGGGGTAAGCGGCAAGGGAACGACTGGAGCCCCGTGGCTACGACGGCCGTGCCTTCGCTCATCAACAAGGGTAACACGACCGATCCGTCCGCGCTGTCCACGGCCGGTCGCGTGCTCGGCGACTATTATCGCTATTCGGTCACGAGCGGCACGACCACCTTTGACGGGCAAACGGTCGGCCTGGGCGACCTGATCGTCTACGACGGCTCGGCTTTCCGCGTTCAGAAAGGTCCGACGCCTCCAAATGGGGGTGGCTACACCAGCCGCGAACGCGGCGACTGGTGGATCGTGACGGCCGACGGCACGTTCGACGGCGTGTCCTACGTGGCCGGCGACCGTATCGTCTGCATCGGCTTCGATAGCCAATCGGGCTTTGGCGTCATGCTCTGGTTCAAGGGCAAGCCTGCCGAAGGAGACCTGTTCTATCGCGGCGAACACGACGCGTCGGGCGGCGCCTATCCGACCAGCCCGGCCCATGGCGACACTTGGCAGATCTCGGTCGCGGGCACGCTCAGCGGTGAGGTTTTCGCGGCGAACGACTACTTGATCTACGACAGCGGTGTTTGGGGGCGCGTGCCTGGAAACCCGATCACGACGGTGGCCAGCGGCAAGATGATCCCTGGGCTCTCTTGTGTGCAAAGCGCTTCGGAATGGGAAGTGCGGCGCACCGACAAGAGCAACACGCGCGTCGGCGTCACTGCGGCCGGTCGCCATCAGCTTTCGCCTCGGCGCAGCTCGGACGGCATTGTCTGCCGGTCCGACAGCATGTTCGGCGTCGCCGCGATCCAGACGAACCTCGGCAACCTTGTCACGCCGCGCCAGGTCGTCGCGATCGCACGGGGCGGCGGCACGAGCGACAACGTCCTGGCGACGATGGAGCACGAGATCGCAAACGGCGGCGATCCGTATCGCGGCTGGTTTGAGTTCATCTGGCAAGGTCAGAACAATCAGCCGGGCGCCGTTGGCGACGCGAACTGGTGTCGCACGATCGAGGCGGCGCTTCGCATCGCCGAGCTGATCGGCGTTCGGGATAGTCGGTTCGCCTTCCTGTCCATCTTGGGCAGCATGGCGATGACCTTCGACGGCACGCGGATCAACTGCACCCAGTGGGAACCGATGCAGGCCGGCACCCACGTCCTGGCCAAGCTGGAAGACTGGTACGCCACCAATTTCCCGGGTCAGTTCGTGAACACCCGCAAGGTTCTGCTGGCGAAGGCGGCCGCGAGCACCGTTCCTGATCCGCGCGTCCTGGGCGCCATGACCGAGGCGCAGACGGCGGCCGCCTACGGCTGGGTGCCCTATAGTTGGATGAACAAGAACACGGCCTACAGCTTCTCGCTGGTGGGGCTGAACTATATCGGCTGGTGGTCTGGCGCCGGCACGCTGCCGACCGGGGGCGCGGACGGTGACGCCTACGTGCGGAGCGCGGGCGCGACCACGATCGGAACCGGCGGCGTGGGCAATCTGATCGTCCGTCAATCCGGCGCTTGGGGCGAGTACGCACCCGACACCATCCACATCGGCGGAGGGGCCACCCAAGGCGGCCCGCAGCTCGCCGCCGCCCTGAACGACCACCTCATCACGACCAAACTTTAGGAGCCTGGAAATGGGCCAGCGCGTCAGCCTTAGCGACTACGTCACCGACACGAACATTCAGCCGCTCTACGATGATCCGGGCATTTCGGCGGGGACGCTGTTCCTGTTCGATCCTGGCCACTCGAAGGGGGCCTTCGCCGGCATCCCAGCCAACGGCGGGTCGGTTCCGAACATTGCGGCGTCCGTCGCGGCCGGCGTTCTGGGCGTGGATGCTTCCACCCTCGCCGGTACCGTTGCGTATCAGCGCGAAGCGGCGAATGCGCTTCTCATGGAGCGCACGACGAAGCTGGGCATCCACGGCTTGCCTTCTCAGGTCAATCAAACGACCCAGTTCAACGGCTGGAACTTCGCTCTGCCGACGGCGATCCGCGACCACATCTTCACCAACGTGCCCACGCGCGGTCTCTACGTGTCGATGATGGCCCGCAAGACCAGGGACTACACCGGCTCGCCGGCGGCGCCCCAGTCGTTTGGCCACATCCACAGCACCACGGCTGCCACGACAAACTACCTGTTCCACCTGCAGGCGCTCGCGCCCTCGCCGCCGACCAGCACCCAGCTTATCGGCAGATCCCCCACCGGCGTTCCGGCCGTGAACGTCAACACGCTGACTGCGGTGGCGGTGAAGGACTGGAGCGGCACCAAGCCGGGCAGCGCCGCTAACTCGGTCTCTTCCTTCGGCGTCGGTATCTTCGGCTCCTGGGCAAGCCTCAACATCAATAAGGGCGCTGGCCTGGTCCTCTACCGGGTGAAGGTCGAGGACCTGACGTTGACCAAGCGCGCCAACGGCGGCGCCGGCGGCACGCTCGCCGAAGAGTATGCGGCCGCGCTGGCGCGCGACCAGGAAGACTTCAACGCGTTCTTTGGCGTCGGCGGCAAGTTCTACGGCGACACCTGGACCGACCCGGCGACGTTCGCGTGAGGCGGCTCGATACGCGGCGAAGCGAACGCCTTCGTTCTGCCGTCGTCCTGCCGAGCATGTTTACTGGCGACGCGTCGTCGGCGGCGCAGCGCCAAGCTGCGCGACTGCTCGCTTTAGGCCTGGCGAAATCTCGAGTAGTGCTCCAATGGCCCGGAACAGCCCCGCCAGCAGATCGTGGGGAACCGGCGATCCGAGGTGGGCCGGTCCAGCGCTCTTGAGCGTCAGATAGGCTTGATCATTCTCGGGGTCGTGGGTCAGGCCCAAGGTCTGGATTGGGAAGGGCACGACGACGGGTCCGTCAGGGCGTTCCTCCGCCAACTGATCAGCCTTCGCCTTGATCGCTTGTAGCTCTCGGATGACGTGATCGAGAACGGACGGCTCACAGTCGAAGAGGATCGTAGGGCCACCTTCCACCTTCAGCCCGAACCCTGCACGCTCGCCTTTGGGCCACATGAGCACCTGGTCAGGACCGGAGATAGGGTAAGGGCCCTCTTCGTCTCTCTCTTCGCTCAAGCTCGCCTCCGCATCTGAGGCGGCAGCTAAGCCTTAACCACGCGCGGGAGTCGAGCCCGCGCATGTCTATCTCCTGGCGGTCGGTCCTTTGGTCATCATTCCGCGAACGGAAATTCCAGCGTTCTTTCCGCCCCAACGCCCACAGTCACCCGGACGCGCAGCACGCCGTCAGTAGGGTAGTGGATGAAGGCTTGGGCGTTCCGCCCGTGGTCGGGATTAAGGGTCAGGTTCTCGTCGATCAGGTCTTCAATCGCCGCATTGATCGGGCCTGCCACAACCCCGAGGATCTTTACCAGGGCTATGATTTCGTCTTCGGTAGCGCCTTGCAGCTCAATCGCCGCGCCGCCGCGAAATACGTGCGGGTTGCTCACGCCAAAGTGGACAGTGTCGCCACCTTGGATAGCGCCTTGAAGGATCTTGGCGGCGTCTCTCGCGGCCTTTTCCGCTTTGGGCGAAAGCGCCGTTTTCAAGCTGGCGGCACCCGCGTCTAGCGCTTTCCCAACCAGCCAAGCACGAACGTCCGGCATTGCGACTGCAAATAGCGGTGACATTGTCGCCCAGCCGGCGGGGCTGAGGAGCCAGTGAAGAACGTCGTTGGGGCCGGCTAGAGCAAAGAGCGTTTCGACCTCGACGTCGCGCTCAAGAAGTTCTCCAAGCAGTCTCTGGGATGCCAAAACCGGCTCGCTCTCGTGGCGATAGACGGTGCCCACGTGCGTGCCGAATTCCAGGTCGCGGGCCAAGGGCCTCTCCGCTTTTTTGGTGACTGAACTCAGAGCGTAACCATCACCCGCCACGGTGGCGATTGTCCACCGTCACAATTTCGCGCCGTGCGAACGGGGTCCGCATCATCATCATCGGGGGTCCACATGGACAAGAACCGCCTGCTGGGCGGCGTGGTCACGGCTGTGATCGTGTTTCTGCTCACTCTGCCCGAGCTGGTGGGCGTGCTGCTCGCCGAGCCGCCGCCGACCACGCGCAAGGCCTGGCGCTCGGTGATCGAGGCCATCGCCTCAATGGGCGTCGCCTTCGCTGTCGGGATCCTCTGCGCCAACTGGTCGGCCGGGGTCATGACCACGGTGATCCAGCACTTCCTTCACGTCGAGCTGAAAGTGGATCCCCTGGCCACGGGGGTAGCGCTGGCGGTGCTGGTCATGAGGATTGGCCCGACGATCGTCGCCCAACTCGAGAAGCGCGCGAACCGCAAAATCGACGAGGTGCTGCCGTGAGCGCCCTCGCCATCCTCGACCTCTCCCTGCTCTGGGCAGCGGCCTACGCCTTCCACTGGCGCGGTCATCTGCTGGGCCGGCGCGCGGAGGGATGGCCCCAGGCGCCGCGCAGCGTTCGTCGCGCTCTCGACCTGGCGGCCGGCGGGTGCTTCCTCGCGGGCCTCGCCGTCCTGATCTTCCGGCCCGCGCCGAACCTGGCGCACCTGGCCGTGGATACCACGATCGCGGCGTACGCGATCGTCATGGCGATCAACGTCGCCCGCCAGCGCGCCTCGCGCGGCTGATCTCACGCGAACCCGGTTCGCGTCTCCCACAACCTGAACCCCTAGGAGGCAGGCCATGAAGCCGAGCCCGCGATGCGTCGCGTTCATCAAGAGCTTCGAGAAGTGCAAGCTCACCGCCTACATGCCCACCAAGAACGATCGGCCGACCCTGGGTTGGGGCTCGACCGGGCGCGACATCAAGATGGGCATGACGTGGACCCAGGAGCAGGCCGACGCCCGCTTCGACCGTGACCTGGCCATGTTCGCCGCTGGCGTCGATCACCTGATCGGCGGCGCGCCGACGACCCAGGCGCAGTTCGACGCCATGGTCTCGTTCGCCTACAACGTGGGCCTCGATGACGACGGCGACGGCGTGGCCGAGGGCTTCGGCGACAGCACGCTGCTGAAGAAGCACAAGGCTGGCGACTACAAGGGCGCGGCCGACCAGTTCAAGTTCTGGAACAAGCAGAAGGGCCTCGTCCTGGCCGGCTTGACCCGCCGCCGTGGCGCCGAGGCGGCGATGTACAGGGGCGAGATATGAGCGCCCTCCTCGCGTGGGCCATCCGAGCGGGTGGATGGCTGAAAGCCTTCGCCCAGACCCGCTTCGGCCGCCTGGTGCTCGCGGTCCTCTTCATCGCCCTGCTGGTGGGCCTGGCCTGTGGCCTGAGCTACGGCGCCGGCGTCGACCATGAGAAGGCCGCCGAGGCCAAGCGGCGCGCGGCGGCCGTCAAGGTCGTGCAGCGCGTGGCGACCAAGGGCCGGGAGATCTCGGCCGACGTCTCCTACCAGCTCGACGCCCGCAAGGTCGAGATCCGCACCGTCACTCAAACCCTGATCAAGGAGGTACCGGTCTATGTCACCGCTGAAAGCGACCGCGCTTGCGTTGTGCCTGTTGGCTTTGTCGGCCTGCACGACGCCGCAGCTCGCGGGTCCGCCGTTCCCGCCGCCCCCGGTGGACCTGTCGAAGCCCCTTCCGGGGTTCCGCTCTCTGCCGTCGCCGAAACCGTCGCCGCCAACTACGGCGTCGCCTTCGAATGGCGGGCTGAGGCCCTAGCCTGGCGCGACTGGTACGCGCGTCAGGCCGATCTCTGGCGAAAGAATATCAGGCGGCCGGATCCAGGGCCTGACCGCTCGCCGACAGGTTAGAGCGAACGAAAAGGCCCCGCCGGTTAGGCGGGGCCTCAAGCCCGTTACCGGCGCCAGCTAATCTGCGGCTTCGGGCGCGGCGCGCGCACACCCGGCATCAACTTCGGCAGATGGCGGATGGCCTCGGGGTCCCGCGAGAGGAAATAGTCGCGGGAGCGATCCGGGATCCAAACGGTTTCGAGAAATTCAATGAACAGCGGCAGCATGCGCATCGGGTACTGGCGGGCCTCGAACTCGCGCTTCGGCGTCCAGTGCATGTACATGCTGTAGCAGTCAGCGACACTGTCGTGGTTTTCCTTGAGCCACTCCGAGAACAGCCGGCCGGCGCTCACGTCCGGGCGCAGCTCCTTACCGTCCGGAGCGACGTCTGCCATCAGGTGGCCGACCATCTCCAGGCGGCCGTGAAGGCGCACGGCCATTTCGCTGATCACAGAGAAGTAGCCGGGCGAGACCCGATCCCAGTTCTCGTTGAACCGTCGAATGAACTTCGGCGTACCGGCGCGGCCATAGCTGCCCGTCTTCCGAATGGACGGCAGCACCTCGGAGGTCACCCACTTCTTGAACCGCTTCGAGCCTTCCTTCCGGCTCGTGAGGATCAAGCTGTAGAGCCCGGACTCGTTGATGATCGTCTGCTGCTGCGTCCGTCCCATGGCGTCGGCAATACCGACGGCATCCTTCTCATCTGCATCGAGGCGTCCAGCCGCATCACGCGGATTGAGAATTTCCAGCGCCTTGCACACGTCCGTGAGGACGAACCAGGGTTCGCCATCTCGATTGATAGTCCGGAATTGGTCTTTGTCTTCAGTCTCGAAGACTTGCAGTTCAAATTGGAGCGCCATGGCGCTGTAGGCCTTTCCCCGGCTGTGCCGGATTGTAAGAAGGCCGTTGACAGCGAGGTCATCCCGCCGGTACCACCGGCGTACTCCCAAGGTAACTCCACTGCCGAGGCGGGGCCTATACCGCATCGGACGTTGCCCTGGACTGGCGGGTCGTTGGCGCCCAACCGACGACCCGTCCACAGCAACGCTCCCCTACCCAATCAGCCTCTTCGCGGCGCGCTTCAAGCGGCTGCAGGCGTGTTTTTGCTTAACAACCTGTGAACGGCGGTGATTGCGCGAGCAATTTCAAGGGGTTGCGCGACCGCAAAAAAACCGCTTTTCAAACGGGAAAAGAGGCAAAGTTTTAAGAACTCAGCCTCGAACAGCGATTCTGACCTTGAGGCTTGGCCGGCGATTCTGTCTCGCGCGAGTAGATCTGTCGGCGGGACCTGGTGCCAGAGAACTTCTTGAGTAGTCGGAGAGCGACTGTCAGCGACCGTCTGGGCCGTAGCCTCGGTAGGCATTGTAGGCGCGGTTGGCGCGCCGGCTCTTCCAGACCTCGATATCGCGCGCGCTCGGCGCCTTCAGCTGGGTCCATGACCCACCCTTGGCCGTCCTGGCCGAGAACGTCACGAAGCCCTCGCAGGGGAACCGCCCATCGCTGACCACGGTGCACCGCGGATGTCGGCCCCAGCCGATAGTGTCCGGGCCAAGCACCTGCACCATCACCTTCAACGAGACCCGCTGGGTGACGCCGCAGCGCCCACAATGCGACCGTAGCTGCCAGCCTAGAACGTGCATCTCGCCCAGGGTCAGCGCCGTGAGCGGCATAGCCGGCGGACAGACGCGATCGGGGCTTGGTCCACCCATCTCCAGTTTCCAGCCTTCTTGCCCGGACCTCGGGCGGGACCGGCGCGCGCCAACGCGCCGATCGACGAGCGCTCCCTCGTCACGCACCGCCGTCGATCGCCGACGGCCCGTCCGCCCTGCCCAGGGCGGCGGACTCATAAGCGCCAAGAGGAGCTTCCCGCAAATGAAATGTTCCGTAAATGTTCACGTTCCGCCATGCGACCCGGTGACGCCTGCCGAACCGGCAGCGCCGTGGATCGGAGGTAAGCGCCACCTAGCCAAGCGCATTTGCCAGATCCTGGCCGCGACGCCTCATGACGCCTACTGCGAGCCGTTCATCGGCATGGGTGGCGTGTTCCTTCGCCGGGCAGTGCGCCCCGGCGTCGAGGTCATCAACGATGTGTCCGGCGACGTCGTGACGCTGTTTCGCGTCCTGCGGGCTCACCCCGAGGCGCTGCTTCGCGAGCTGCGCTGGCGGCCGGCGATGCGCGCCGAGTTCGACCGTCAAAAGGCGCTCGCGGCCCACGACCTCACGGACGTCGAGCGGGCCGCACGGTTCCTCTATCTCCAGGTGCTAGCTTTCGGCGGCAAGGTGCGCGGCCGAAACTTCGGCGTGGACCCGTCGGCGCCGCACAACTTCGATATCCGGCGCCTGGAGCCCAGGCTGCGCCGGATCCACGACCGACTGGCTGGTGTGACGATCGAGAACCTGGACTGGTCGGAGTTCATCCCGCGCTATGACCGCGCCGGCACGCTGTTCTACCTCGACCCGCCTTACTGGGGCAGCGAAGACGACTACGGCCGGGAGCTGTTCGCCCGCGCCGACTTCGAGCGCTTGGCCGACATGCTGTCGTCGATCGAGGGCCGGTTCCTGCTGTCGATCAATGATGTGCCGGCGATGCGAACCGCGTTCGCCTGGGCTCAGATCGAGGCGGTGAACACCGTCTACTCGGTTGGCAATGCGGACCCGTCGGCGCCGGCAAAGGAGCTGCTGATCGGACGCGGCGTGAACCTCGCAAGCGTCGCACCGCCCCCGACACTCTTCTGA